AGTTTGTTCTGCTCTAGTAGGTAGGTAAGCATGGATAATCTCATCAGCAGGAACTCTAATGTGTTGTGCTTGACTTAAATAAACTCTATCGTAAGGATGGTCTTTGTATAAATGATAAGCAACTGGTTTGTCATACTTATCTACTTCAACACCCATTTTGATTCTATTGCCAGTAGCTTTATAAACATCATTTTTATTTTCATCTAAATGGTCTGCTTCTAAAAACTGTAACTGGAAACCAAAAGGCGAATTGCTATCTTTTATTTTCCTGATTAATACTTCACCATCTCTACATAGCGATTCAACAAATATTTTTTGACAATCTAAGAATGATAATCTTCCATTAGTTGTACAATTTCCAACTTGACCCCATTCTTTCCAAGCACGTTCAATGAGCAGGTTAGCTCCAATGTCTAGTGAACCATTATCGTTCCTAGCCTTAGAGCTAACTCTTATGCCATGCTTACCGATAACATTAGATATCATCAGGTTTAGATATCTTGAAATATAGCTATCGTTTCTTGCTAATTCTCTCGCTCTATCGCGAAGTATTCTTATGTTATCTTTTATTTCAGCATCAGCACTTGTAGATGTGGTAACAAAATCTGCAAACAACCTTCCAGTATTAGCACCAGTGTAGCTTCTTCTGTATGCTTGTCTTTTCTTTTTCTTAGGCTCATTTACGCCTAATATTCTGTTATACCATGCCATTATGTGTAGCTCTTAGGAGTTGAGCCAGCAACTTTACCAAAGTTTACTTTGATAGTATTTCCTGACCCACGTTTATTTCTAATTCTTTGTATTTTAACTTCTTTAAGATATTCAGCTTTGTATCTATCTCTAAAAGTTAATAGTTCATCTATAGACATTCTTGATAATGACCTTCCAGCTATAGACATAGATGATTGGTCAATATTTGCCCTGTTCTCAATTACTGCTTCTATGCTATCTAAAACAATTTTTGCATGACTTCTAACTGAAGCAGTTGTAGTTGCATAATTATCTTGAACTTCTACAAAACCCTCTTCAAGTTTGACTCTTGCAGAATCAGAACTTCTAGTCATGTAAGAAACCCAGTTGTAATTACCTTTTGTGTAAGAAGATGTGTTAGTAGCTTCGATAATATATGTATCGCCTGACTCTGTTGCTGTTAATGTAAAATTAGAAGCTGTAGCACCATCAACTAAATTAAATTCATAAGATAGTGAATAGTCTGCTACTGGATAGTCATTTGCTAAATCTTCTCTTTTCCATGCCCAAAAATCTCCCAACTGAAGCTCAGTAGGAACTTGGGGTGGATAATTTGTTGAATCAAATTTGTTGCTCAAGCAAAAACCTCATAAATGTTTTAGATATATCTACATCTAACACTAATGTGCATTAGGCTATTGTCAATATCAAAAAGGGAAAAAATAAAAAAGGCTCAATTAAGAGCCTTTTGTGATTTTGGTGGGATTATGCTGATTTTTTATTATTCTTGTTAAACATTTCTATAGCTTCTCTTATTTCTAAATGCTTATGTTCATCAGTAATTTTATTTTGTAAATCAAAACCATTACAATGAATCAAGGCAATAATTTTTGAAGCATGGTCACCTTGTTGACATCTATGTCTGTTTTCTGAAGTAAGTTCTAAATTAACAGATGAAACTTTTAATTCATGACTTGTGTAAGTTCTTCCACCACCACCAGTTGTGTATACAAAACCTGCTGGTTTGCTAAATCTTTTTTCGTCAGTAATTCTTGAACTATTTGAAATATTTAATTCATTTAATAATTTAATTAAAGTTCTATTTTGTGGCAATCTTACAAAATCAGCAGACCAAAAGTTATGCTCTAAATTTGCAAATAATTTGTCTACTATTTTTTGTTGTTGTTTATTTAATTGTTTCATGTTTGACTCCTTTTTGTTTAACATAAGCATATTATACACATATAAATATATAAATGTATATAAAATAAGTAAAAAAAGTGCAATTATTTCCAAGAAGTAGCGAAATTTCCTCTATTTATGCCTTTTTGAGGTCTATTTTGTGTTTTTTCTCTTGGTTTTGACTCTTGGGTAAGTATTTTGTTTTCAATAGAATCATAGTTAGGATTCAGGATATAAATAGCAGCAAAGTTATATACTAATGTATCTAATGCTTCATTTCTTGGTCTAATCTGCTTCCAAGCAAGTGTTTTTCTTCCTCTAACAAACTTAGTGATTCTTTTCTCTGCTGTAAGTTGCTTAAAGTATTCTTCATCTAGGTCTGAGCAGAAATGCAAAGTAGTTGTGTCAGGTTCAGTAGATAATCTAGCAAAGATAGCTTCTTTAGCACTATCAGAACCAACACCATAAAGAACAGCTTTATTTTTTCCTACAAATGTAGGTCTATTTGCTATTGGTTTACCTGCTGTTGATAAACCTTTAATTGCAAATATTCTTCTTGACTGTCTTGGTTTAGTAAACTGATAAACCATATTGGTATGATGTCCACCTGAGTCAATGGTGCAACATGATATAGGTATTAATCTTTCAGATTCAGTTTTAAATCTTTTCTTTAGGTAAGCATCTAAGTCTGACCAAACATTCATAGCATTAGGGTCACCCCAAAATATCTTGTAATCACAAACCCATGCTTCATAGTTCTTACCCCATCCAACTAATTGCAGTTCTAATCTATCCTTCTGAGTATCAACACCAGCAGTTAGAACTAAAACATCTTCAGGGATAGTTGTGTAATCATAATTTAATCTTCTGCTTAGTAATATTTCATGGTCAACAGCATCACCCTGTTCTTCCCAAGATTCACCAAGAGCAGTATTAATCCAAGTCTTTAACATCTCAGGATTCTTTTTAGCTTCTAAAAATGATTTAGCCATGTCAGCCCAAGTAGACCAAACAGAATATAGTTCTGATATATGAAATCCTGCTGTATCTGATTTAGATTCTGATGCTATCCATTCACCATGTTTTAGCATCCATTGTTTTTTTGCTTCATCTATAACTGAACCACAATGTTCGCAAGCATAAGTAGCAGTCTCAGGTTGATTATCTTCCCAAACCACATTCTTCCATTTTAATACTTGCTTCTCATTACATTCAGGGCAAGGTACATGGTAATAGCGTTTATCTGATTCTTCAAAAGCAGTTTCTATTCTTGATAGTCCTTTTATTGTTGGAGTAGAACACATATATATCTTTTTATTCCAAAAGGTAGTTGTTCTTTTAGTTGCAAGAGATATTGGGTCTCCCTCTGCTCCTGCTGATTGTTCATATCTATCAACCTCATCAGCTAATACAATTCTAATCGGTCTTGATGCAAGTCCTGATGCAGAATTAGAGCCAACAATGTTTAAATTACCACCTGCAAACTTTTTAGATAAAACTGTATTACCACTATCTCTGCTTCTTGGGTCTTTGACACAATCTCTTATCTTCTCAGAATCACGAATCATAGTAGCAAGTCTATCTTTACTAAATGCTTGAGCCATTTGTAATGTAGGTTGCATGATTAACATTGGAGATGGGTCTTGGTCTATGTAGTAACCAATGACATTTAACAGAATCTCAGTAGCACCCACCTGAGCAGATTTCATAAATACTATTCTTTGAATATCAGGGTCATTAAATGAATCCATGATTTCTCTTTGATAAGGTGCTCTATCAGTTTTCCATGCACCAGCTTCTGCTGATGATTCAGGAGATAATCGCCTGTAGTTATCAGACCAATTACTAATCTTCAGATTTGGTGGTGGAGTCCATGTCTGATTCGTCTCCTGTATCACCTTTTCTATATTTTTGAGGTATTCCATGTTGAGCTAACTCGTTTAGTGCTTCATGCACTTGTTCTTTTAATATCAATTCTGCTTCTGCATATTTATCTACAGTAATAACCTGATGTGCGATTCTTGAAGGTAGTCCTAATAGCTTTGCTCTAGCGTTAGATACATAATCAACCCAAGTATCTTCAACTAATTGTGCTGGTATTAGGTTGCCTTCTAGTTCTTCTACTTCTAATTCTGCCTTTCTAGCTTGAGCAGCAGTTAGTTTAGTTTTTTCTTCTGCAATATCACCAGTACCACTTCTTTTATGATAACCACCTAGTTTTCTAAGGTAGGAGATGTATGCAACCCTGCAAACATCTATATTTAAAGGACTTCTACCCTGTTTTGAGGGAAAGATACCATCTCTAATGAGTTCTGACACTCTTTTGACCGATAAATCCAAATGGTCTGCAACTTCTCTTTGTGTAGCCATACAGTGCGTTTATTACCCTATTAAATTCTGACTGTCGCTACAGAAAGACTGAGCTGTCCAATTACCC